CCAACGAGAACGCAGCATCGCCTTTTTCTTCACGTTCCATTGGGCTCGAGGCTTATCGACCTTGGCCGCCCAGTACTCGAAGATTCGGAGCCCGGCGTCCTTCAGGGCGAGAGCCCCCGAAGGGGGCGTATCTGTCGTGGTGCTGGTGCTGGTGCTGGTGCTGGATTGCGGAGATCGTTTCTTTTCGTTACTGGGCGTTACTGTAACGGGTTCCGTTACTGGTCTGGCTCGGTGTTTCCTGACCCGGTCCCTGACCTTGATCCGTTCTTCTTCGGCGTCTTTGATGGCCCGGTGCTTCTCATAGTTCAGGAGGAGCCAGCCCCCATCCATCTCTGCGATTCTCCGGCCTTCGTAGTCTTTCGTGCGACTGTCGGGGTCTGGAGCCATGAGTCGTTCAAGGGCCTCTTCGCATTGCTTGCGGGAGACTTTCGCGGCATCAGCCAGGCCTGGAAGTGAGGCCATGACCTCGCCGTTGCGGTTGGCGAGGGCGATCATGGTGATCCAGACGATCTTGACGTGCATGGCCTCACGCCAAACGGTGGAGTGAACGATGGACGAGAACAGTTTGGCGTAGCTCATAGGGTTGTCCTTGTAACGCATTCTCGTTACTGGGTCAAGGGGTCCAAGTCGTGGGGCTATCTCATCGAGACGTGGTCGATGTCGGGAACCTCGACTCCCCATTCGTGGAAGGCGTAGTCCTTGCACCGGCTGATATAGGAGGACATCTCGTCCAGGCTGAACGTCGTGGTGGTGGGGCGGCCTTGTAGACGTTTCCCGTTGGGGAGGCCGACGTGGATCCTGCGCTCGAGCATTGGGCGCATGACCTTTTCCTTGAACTCTTCGTGGAAGTCGTCCGGGTCTGCGCCAGACCAGCCGACGCACTCTGCGATGAGGACGCCCCAGTAGAAGTGCAACTGCGGCATCGACCGGGAGCGAGGGACTGGACCCAGAGTCATCCTGGATCGCAGTCCCTCGCGTGAGCGCAGTGTCGTCTTGAAGCGGTCGGCGTCGTCTGGGATGAAGCGGCCCTTCTTTACCCGACCGTCGAAGACGAGGGAGCGACTCACTTCTTCGGAACCGAGTCGAGATATGTCCAGAGCTTGAGCGTGGCGAGGAAGGCCTTGAAGATCTGCTTCGAGCTGGAGCTGGTGATGAAGCCGATCTCGACGTTGGGGTCACCGACCACCTTCGGCACGCGCACGACCATTCCGTGGATGCCCTGGGGGGCGTGGCCCATCTCGATGAGCGCCTCCATGTAGGCGGCCGTCTGCATGCGGGCCTCGACGTAGATGCCCTTTCCAGACTTCCAGTCGGCCATGACCTTTCCGCGTCCGGTGAGGCCGGTGGGCGCGCCGTCGATGTCGAACTCAGGGAGGTCCATCTCGCAGAGGAGGTCGAGCGTGCCGGCGAAGCCGTGCTTGTCGGAGTAGACGATCTCCTCGATCAGGTACGGCACCAGGTTGGTTCTCTGTCGCCAGTCGTCCCAGGCCACGAAGCCGGACTCCGCTTCTTCGCTGAGCTTCGGTTCGGGGCCGACCTCTTGCTTGAGCTCGCGGCGTAGCACCCACTCGGCCATCGCGTGGATCTCGGTCCCGATGTCGCCGGCTTTCTTGAGGATCTTGGAGTGAGCCTTCTGCTCTCCGATGGCGTCGTCAAGCAGCGCCATGAACTGGAGACGTGAGGTCTTCCTGTCCGTGGGCAGGGAGTCCATCAGCCCGCGCAATGCGGACAGGACCAGCTTCCGTTCCTCCCTGGCGGCCCACGGAACGAGGGCGGGCTTGTTCACTGCGCTGAGGATGGTGGTGACCGAGGGGTACTTGGCTCCCTCTGGGGTGACGTAGAAGCGGGAGTAACGGCCCCAGCCGTCACTCCTGCTCGTCTGCTTGGCTTTCTTCTTGGCCTTCTTGGCCTTCGCCTTGAAGTCGACCATCAGAAGGGCACATCGTCGTCGGTGGCGACGAACTCTTCCTGAACGTCGGAGGGGGCGTCTTCGTCCTTCTGCTTCCGGTCGCGCTTCCGGATGAAGTCCAAGGCGAGGAGCTTCTCGTCGTTCTTGCGTGACGGGACGATGGTGGACACCTTGGCGTAGGTCTTGCCCTTGCGGCTGATGTGGTGCAGCACCTGCAGCTGGCAGTTGACGCTGACGATGTTCTCGAGGTCGAAGTTCTTGAGTTCCTCCTCGGTGAAGTCGCGACCGCGCCAGGACTTCAGGTGTCCTCGGAGCTTGGCCTTTTCGTGGAGGCTCGCCGTGTAGGTCATCATGACCTCGTAGCGGACCTCTTCGCCCGTCTTCTCGTCCTTGTAGGTCTGGTCGATCTGCCAGATGATGCGGGTCTTGTCCACCAGGCCGCCGCCGAACTCCTCAGCCTGGTTCTCTGTCCAGATCTCCCAGACATCGACGCAGACGGCGGGGTGAAGGCCCTCGGGGGCCTGCGGGAAATCCTTGCCTTCAGGCTCCCTGACTGTCGTTCCTCTTCCCATGATTCTCCTTCTCAAATGGTTTCAAAAACAGACACGGCATTATACCATGCGGTGCCAGCCCGTCTCCACCGTTGGAGCCTTCTTGTCACCTGCTATAATGCCCTTGATGGCAAAGCGAAACTTTCCGTGGCTTCTTCAGCGGGCGGGGCATACGCATCGCTCCCTGGGGGAGAAGACCGGATTCCACTACACCTACTTTTCCAAGATGGCTCGCGGCCAGCGGTCGCCGTCGCTCGACCGGGCGCGAATCATCGCAAAGGCGCTGGGCGTCTCGATGGACACTCTCCAGAAGGCGTGCGCCAAAGGGATCGAATGAACGACGACAACAATCCCAAGGGGTCGCCTCCACCTGAGTCGTCGCTTGATCCTGGGCACGGAGCTCAGCATGCGCCCGGCGTGTCTGGCGTGGTCGATCAGGAGATCTCGATCGTGATCACCGTGAAGGGCAATCAGCTTGAGGTGAACGGCCCGCTCCACGACACCATCTTCTGCTACGGCGTGCTCATGCGGGCGATGGACGTGATCAGGACGATGCGTGACCAGCAGCAAAAAAAAGGCCCCCCAGGCGTCACGCCCGGAGGGCTGGTGATTCCGAGGGACGGGTTCAAGGTTCCGCGTCAGTCCTGAGCATCCCTCGCGAGGGCGAGACCAGCACAGGCTCATCGCGCGGCTCTCTTTGTGGGGTTCGGAGCGCGCCCGACCTTTCCAGCGCCCGGACGAGATCTGAGTTCGAGGCGTAGGTCTCGCGGGTGTGCTCGAGCTCTTCGTGGGGTCGCTCGTCGTTCTCTGTGATGAGCCTCATTCTTTTTCTCCACCCAAGACGTTCTTGACGTAGGCCTGAAGTGCGTCCCAGACTTGTGGCTCCAGGAAGATGGTGTCGTTTTCGGTGGTGAGCTTCACCATAAAGCCGTCGAAGTCTGCGTAGACGCCATCCCCGAGGTACGTCTTCATCGCTCGACCTCTTTCTCCGGCCAACTGGAGTCGATCTCTGTGGCCTGTGCGTGGAGCACGTCGATCTGTGCGACGAGTCGGATGACGACTCCGTCCAACGCGACTCGAACCTGTCCGTCGGGCATCGACTTCACCAGGTGCTTCAGGCGCTCGCTCGTCGCCCGGACATCGTGTGCGACGGCGAGGAGGGCTTCGTCCAGCAGGATCTTGAGCCCTTGCGTCGTGTCGTTCGGCTTCATTTCTCTTCCTCCCAGCATGGCGGGCAGGCGCGCCCGTCGTTCGCGCAGCACACGTCGCCGCAGGGGGTGGTGTGGCAGGGGCCGACCCTCGTCACGGGGGTCGACGCGCAGCCCGTGAGCAGTACGAAGGCGAGCAGGACTGCTCCAAGCTGGGCGACACGCGCCTCCCAGAGGTTCCCTTCGTCGATGCCCTCGTAGGCGTCTTCGCATCCACGGTGCAGGCCGAAGGGTTTGTCGCCCGGCTTCCAGAAGATGATCTCGACCTCGCGAGCGCGGATGACCTTGAGGCAGTGGGCGCAGCGGATGACGTAGTCACGCATCAGTGCCCCCTCCTCTCTGGTTCGCCGTAGCGGTCGAGGGCCTCGCGACACTTCGTGCAGAGGTTCGCGCCACGGCACTTAGGGTCGTGGCAGACGAGATTGTCCTCGGTGGACTCGTCCACGCGGCGGTGGTACCCCAGGATCGAGTCGTAGTAGCGGGTCATCAGCGGTTCTCCCCATACTCGGCCTTGCGAGAGAGCGGGCCGGGCTTGTGGCTCGCGTTGTACTCGCGGCAGATTTGCTGAGCGTCTTCTTCGGTGGGGACGTACCGGCAGAGGGTGTGCTTGCGTGCCGTTGGGTCTGGCGTGAGAGCGTCGTTCTCCCAACGCCACCAGTTGCGGACGAAGACGGTGAAGCCTTGCTTTGCTTTCCTCACAGTTAGACCTCCTCAGCTGTTGGGCTCGTCGTTCGACGCGACGACCCGAGTGTCGGTGACGGCGGTCCAGCGGGCGGCGAGATCTTGGACCCAGGCCTCGGCCTTCTCCTTCTTCGCGAAGGCGAGACCGTTGGGGGTCCACGCATCGCCGTCTCCGGCGGTCTGTACTTCAGGCTTCCAGCTGTTCGGCATTTCGATTGCCTCCTATGCGTCGTCGAGCTCGAGTCCGTCCCGGACGATGCCGAGGCCCAGGGGCCTGGCGTAGCGGTGCTCAACGATCAGAGAGTTGCCCCACCAGTTCGGCTCTGCGACGTTCTCGTTGATCCAGTCGCGGGCGGCCGGAGTGAGCGGGTTGAAGATGAAGAGCGTCCCTTCGTTCGAGACGGTGAAGTCGGGGCCGGGGCTGTTTGGCGCGTCTGGCGGGTCAGCGTCACAGATGACCTCGTCGTCGCACTCGCGATGGTCGAGGCTCTCGCATGTTGGGCACCGTCGCTCTGGGGCGAAGTCGGCACCTTGAATCCAAGGGTCGTTGGTCATTAGAGAGCCTCCTGAATGGAAGTGACGCGAGCCACGATCTGCTGCAGTCCGTCAGCGGAGAGTTCGTGGCCGTCTCCCGCGAGGGCGCTGACCATGATGGCGAGGTCTTCGATGTCGGAAGACTTCGACTCGCGAGCGAGGTCGAAAAGGATGTCGGCGATCTGAACGGTGGTCGCGCACTTGATGTGGTTCTCCCTGATCCGCTGGGCGTGCTGCTTATCGAATGGATCCTTCGCCATTACTTGACCTCTGGCACGATGACGACCGCGACCTTGGTGAGGTGGTCGAAGCGCAGCTGCACGCGGGAGCCGGCCGTCAACTGCTCGGCGTTCGCCGGCTTTCCGCAGTAGACGTTGTCGAAGTTCTCGATGATGAAGTCCTTGTTGGACTCGAAGTCCGTGACGGCGGCCTTCTTGGTCTTGTAGTCTCGCCCGTAGGCTGGAGTGAGTATCAACATACAAAGATCATACGCTTCTGTAGACACCCTGTCAACATCTTTGTAGACGCCCCGTCTACGGGGAGATAGGGGGTATGCGGGCGAGAACATTTAATGGACAATGGGGGTGGCCGCGCAAGTCAGACAATAGAAGAACCCCACCTTGTCTCAGCGTGGCTGTAGCCGAGGAGGCACAATGCGATTTGCTGTTGTTGTCCTTGCCGGACTCCTTCTGTCCTGCGGCTCCTGGCCGCCTGGTGGAGGCGGGCCGCCGACGGAACCCACGCCACCGCCCCCGGATGAGAATCCCATCCCGTCGGAGTCGGAGCAGTGTCATCTCACGGGCGCGTCCTTCTCCTGTTACGACAATCCGCCAGACGGAGAGAGCTTCGAGATGTGGTTGCCAAACTGGGGGTATGTCTGCCCCCCCATCGATGGAGTGACGACCAGGGTCGGCGTGCCGGAGAACTGTCCGGCGATACCCGAGCTTCCGCAACCTCAGTGCGACAGCTTCACAGATCGCGGTGGCACCGTGCGTGTGCTCGATGATGTCTGCAACTGCTACCTCCAAGAGGAATGGATTGAGTGCCCCGTTGAGCCTTCGCCTGGGCCTGGGGTGTGTCGAGACGTGGAAGCCACCCTTGTGCCGTCTCAGGGTTGCTCTCAGACGTTTCGCGCCAACGTCAAGGCAGCGACACTCACGCTGGGCGACCTCACGGGCAACCATCCCCAGGAGAACCTGAAGACTCTGGCTGCCACGCTCATCGAGCAGAACGAAGGCATGTGCGCCTTCGGTGGAATCGAGGCGGTGTTCATCCTGCGGAACGACGGTAGGTGGGAGGAGAACCACGCGGTCTTCTTCGGCGATGGCGGATGGACGAACAACGGCTTCGGCGTTTACAAGGGGTGTCACGAAGACACGGACCCTACTGAGCCCCCGGAGCCTCCAGATCCGGGGCCGGTTGTTTGCGCGGACCCGAACCCTCGCGGTCGCCCCGCTCGTTTCAACATGAAGCGCGTGGGCAACCTCAACAAGATCGAGACGAACTACCAGATCTCGGAACGAGCGTATTGTCTGGAGACGTGTTCACCTATCGAGCCGGACGTGTGCTTCGAGCGGGACAATTGTCCGGTGCGCTTCGAGGGTGATCCCGAGCGCGTTCCGTGCGAGCGCGACCCCGATGTCATTGGCGTGCAGAAGTGGTGGTGCGACGGGACGCCTATCGAGCCTTCCAACGAGACTGGCTCGCAGGCGATCTGCTCGGGCCAGGCGAAGACTTGCACTGAAGACGGCGACACTTGTGGAGAGATAGATGCCCGACCATAGATTCGATCTGACGAGAGTGGACGGGAAGAACCTGTTCTCTGATTCCAAGCTGCAGGAGGCCATCGAGTCGGCGGTGAGACGCCAATCCAAAGACGGTCTCATTGTCGTCGGCCATGCGGACAGTGACGATGGAGGCAGGGCGTACCTCTCCGTGGCGTACAGGTTCGGGGACGAGGTCACCATCGTGGCTGCAGCCTACAAGGAGCGTAGCAAGCCCATGAGCTACGGTGCCGAGGTCGTCTGGACGCCGGACTTTTGAAGGAGGTCTGATGAAGCTTCCGGCCGGTCCGACCAAGTACGTCGTTCTTGGTCTCGCTACGCTCGCCGGCATCGCGCTCGCGTACAGCCTCGGCGGCCCGCTCGTCGGGACGTTGCTCTCGGTGATCTTGATCTACGAGGGGTGGACCCTTAGGAACAAGTACGAGAGCGACACGATCAGTGAGGTGCTCTGGGCTCTCGCGGAGAGGCCACTCGTTCCGTGGGTTGCAGGGCTGGCGACAGCTTGGGCAATCGAGAGTGGGGTGCTCGTTGATCCTTGGGCGGTCCTCGTCGTGGGATTCCTCCAAGGACACTTTTGGTTTCAGAGGAGCAAGACATGACGCGAAAAGAATGGGACGCAGTCTATGACCGCCACTTCAGGGATCTCTTCGATCGCTATTCGGCGAAGGACCCGAAGTGGCGTCAGGTGAAAGCCCGCGAGCGAACTCGAATTGAAACCGGCACCACGCGGCCTGGTTCGGGTCTGTTCGGTGGGCTGAAGGAGAAGCTCGGCATGAAGCTGCTCTCGTCGTTCCTTCCGGGGATCGTGAAGGGAGTCGGTGACGGTCAGTACGGTGAAGGCGTGCAGAAGGTTTACTGGTGGTTTGCGGGCAAGAAGACGTGGATCTCGATAGGCCTCTTCGCAGCCTATACCTTTGTGACCTACGTCCTTGTGCCGGTTTTGCTGATGTCGGGCGTGGCTCAGCCCGAGACGGTCCCGGCTCTCCAAGCTTGGGTGAGTTGGATTCCACCCGCCGTACCGTTCCTGATTGGGATCGGCGTCTTCGATGCTGCGGTCAGGATCGAGCCTCCCCAGGATGGCGTTTTCGTCACTCCCCCTGGACCCTCTAAGTAGTAGACAGGCGGTCTACGGTGTGGTAGTCTCCGGACGTGGCTGAGCCCCAGCCATGGGAGGGGTCACCCGGCACGTCGCTTGCTCCCTGAGCTCGCGGTGGCCGAGGCCTTTGAGTGTCGGGCCCCCTCCCGGAAAGGAGTCACACCACATGGTTGAGACCCTGCAGCACGACGTACCATCGCACACCGCAGCGATGAAGGGTGGCGACTGGAAGATGGTTGTCCAGACCCTCCAGGCCGGCCAGGCCGGCAGCTACGCCGACACTGTTCACGTCTACCGCGTTTTCTTTCATCGGATCCCCTACAACAACAAGTCGACCAAAGTCTGGGAGCCGGCACCGTGGGCTGACAGCCTGGACATGGTGCGTCCGAAGCTCAGGGCTATTCGCAACTGGTCGGTGGGTGACGACGTGAAGAATCCATTTGCTCCTCAGCTCGACTACGTCCAGAACGTCGGGCCGGGCGTCTGGGAGTTCTCCGTGCGGAAGAGGTACACGGGATGAGCATCTGCAAGGGGCCGCGCTGCGGCGAGGAGATCCGCTGGGTGAAGGGCCGCAAGGGCGGGAGCATTCCCATCGACGTGGAGCCCAACCCTGAGGGCAACGTTCTCATCGAGGGAGACGGCCTCGCGGTCGTGTTGCCCAAGGAGGCAGCGGCCCGGTATACGGGCGAGAAGTTCATGGTTCATTGGAAGACGTGTCCTGACGCAGAGTCCTTCCGGCACAAGAAGCGGAAGCCTCCGGTGGTTGCGGTCCTCTTGGGGCTGCTGCTCCTGGCCGGCTGCGCCACGCTGGCGAAGATGGGCGTCGTGGACTCCGAGCAGGACAAGTACACCTATTGGACGCGCTACTACGAGACGCGCATGGGCTTGCCGCCCTCGAGGATCGTCTTCGAGGAGCACTCGGAGAATCCTTGGTGTTCCTGGGTGGACGCTGAGCTCGAGCTCACGGGTGAGGGCCTCGTACCCGTTTATTCGGTCGTCCACTACGACATTGGGCGTGTTGGGTGCAAGAGGCCCTGGGACGCAGCGAGGCATGAGGTCTGCCACCTTCGCTACCAGCACCCCTACTTCCGTTACTCGACGGATGAGGAAGCGGACGCGGCGTTCAAGGAAACTGAGGTCGCCAAGTGCGAGAGGGAGTACAGATGACACGAAGGGGATTCACTGCGGCGGTGTTTGCGATCATCGCAGCGCCAGCTGTTGTTCTTGCCGGCCCTCGTCGGCCGCGCTTTCCATATCTCCCTCATCGGTCACAGGCGCGGCGCTGGGAGTTCGAGCGGCGTGGAAACCACTACTACCGTCGTCGCATCAGCTTTGCCCACGGTCCGCGAGTGGGGCTCTATCGATGGCAACGGTGTCCGTGGGGATTGGAGCAGAGCCTTCTCCGGAAGAGCTACCTTCCGCGCAATTACAAGACCCCGGTGCAATCTTGGTGGGAGTCCTATCTCAGAAGGCGGGAGGAGCGATGACTTCCGAGGGGAAGGACTCTCTCTTGGTCGGAATAGTTGTGGTGTTCTTCACCATCGTTGTGGCCTTCGCGGTCTACGGGCGAATCCGTGAGGATGCGGAGGAGCGGCGACACCAGGACATCGTCTGTTTCTCCGGGTCGGTGGTGCTCTTCGTCGCTGAAGACGTGGCCGTCTACCCGGACAGCAGGAGCATTCGCGTCGTCTGGCCTGACGGTCGTCAGCGTGTGTTGTTGGAGGGAAACTGCGAGTGGGCTCCGACTAATCCCGAGAGCGAATACGACTCTGGAGAGACGCAGTCCTGGAGGGGGCCGGATCCAGACAGGGGGGTGCGATGGGCATGGCGGAATACGAGGAGTACTTCGACGGCGGGCCGGAGCCTCCGGGCATCATGAGCGGCAAGAACCCATCGGAGATGAGCGACGAGGAGCTCAGGAAGGCAAAGGCGAGGGACGGCCTCGGGGAGTCACCGGACATGGTGTGTGTGGAGACGATGCTGGACGTGCTCGTCGCGGCGATCCTGCTTTCGCGGACGTATCTGAGCACGATCCCAACGGTCCAGAACGGCGAGGATGCTCTCGTCTATGCTCGTCAGCTGCGCTTCAAAGCGGAGGAGATGGAACGGTACGCAAGGGAGAACAAGAAGGCATGAACAAGCCACGGAAGCGAGCGTTGAACGCCATTGGGCTCCTCGTCTACGGGGTCGTCCCTCACCAGGGTGCCGTGGACGGCGGGCGCGGGTCTATCAAGGGCTGGGTCGGGGGCCGCTACTCTCCGAACAAGCAGCGCCAGTTGCGGAAGTCGTTTCTGCGGGCGCGTCGGCATGGCGTTCCGGTTCGCCGGGCCATGACGGATGCCGTCCTGGAGGTTGGAGAATATGCTTGAGATCCGCGATCCGTTCATTCCCGGCAACGTGTTCCGTGTCGATCCGGCGAAGATGATTGCCAAGTGCAAGGCGATCTATGAGAGGCGTGGGAGGGATCACGCGCGGTGTGTCCATTGTCCGGAGTTGCGTGAAGTGACGGCGAGGGCCCTCGAGGCTGAGATTCTGCTTGGGGCGCTTGAGCCGGTGGTGGATCCGGAGACGATCCACAACGCGATCTCCTTCGAGGAGTCCGTGAAGCCTTGGGGAAACTCCTGCGCTGGGCCGACGGACACGCAGCCCATCAAGGTCCAAGCCCCGGCGGGCTGGTGGCGAGGTCGTGGGTCCAAGAAGGTGGACCTGTCGAAGGTGGATCCGGACGAATCCGTCACGGGCTTTGAGGTCGTGGACGTGGACGAGGCTGGGTTCGAGGTTGTGGAGCCCTCCTGATGTGGACTGATCGCCTGCCGGCGCACCGCTGGGAGTGGGGAGGCTTCCTTCACTGGCGGTGCGAGCGGTGCCGCTGGGTGTCGCGGGCACCTCGACGCGGCAGGTGCGTGGGCCCTGCAGGGAGGGTGAAGTGAGAAGCGACCGAGACTTGCAGATCATGCTCGCGATGCGGACGCACGGTGGGTCTTTCGTCGTGGCTCTGGGCGAGGCCTGGATGCACGCCGACGATTTCAACAGCGCGAGGCTTCGAGTGGCGTTCCCTGAGTACTGGGACCAGTACGCTGCCGTGGTGGACCTGGAGGAGAAGCGCGATGCCAAAACTTAAATGCATGACCACGCCCAGGTTCCAGTACTGGCTCGAGGTTGATGGCTTCTGCAGCGAGCACAAGGAACACATCGTAGGCCGGATCGACAAGGCCATCGAGATCGAGGTCAAGAAGATCGCCGCAGACTACGAGCTCGAGGAGCTCGGGTCCATTGAAGAAACTGAGCCTCCGCAGGAGGATTCCGGGGAGACGGTTCATTGATCAGCGACTGGACGAAGCGAACATGGGAGAAGCTCCAGAACATGGGCTCCAACGAGCAGGCTTGGGAGATCCTTGAGAAAGCTGGAGCTGAGCTTGTGACCAGTGTCATCGAGCCGATTCAAGGCAGGCGCTTTAGGAACGAGGAGGCTCAAGGTGTTCCTGAGCGAGAGGCCGGCCCAGCTCCTAGCGAGAGCGGGCGTCGTTCATCGAGGGGGGTGGAGTGATTGAAGTCCTCGACCTCTTCTCCGGCATCGGCGGTTTCAGTCTCGGGCTCGAAAGCACCGGAGGCTTCCGCACCATCGGGTTCTGCGAAATCGAGCCCTTCCCTCGAGAAGTCCTCCGAAAGCATTGGCCCGGAGTTCCCATCTGGGAAGACATCCGAGAGCTCACAGCCGAGTCTCTGGGGGGATTGCAACCCGACGCTATTGTCGGAGGATTCCCCTGCCAAGACATCAGCGTCGCCGGTAAAGGCGCAGGGCTCGACGGTGCGCGCTCCGGGCTTTGGTCCGAGTTCGCCCGGCTTGTGGTCGAGCTTAGACCCCGTTGGGTCATCGTTGAGAACGTCGGTGCTCTCAGAACTCGAGGGGTTGACCGGGTTTGCTCTGACCTGGAGGCCCAAGGCTACTCCGTCTGGCCGCTTCTGGTGGGTGCTTGGGCGGTCGGAGCCCCGCACAAACGGGACCGAGTCTGGATCGTGGCCCACCGCGACGGCGAAGGACGAAGCGAGCAGCGGAGCGGCAGCCTACTCGACGGAGAGCGGGCAGCATCCGGGCACGACCCTGACCGACGCGGCGAACGGCCTGTGGGCGACGGCCAGCGCAACGGACTACAAGGGCAGCGTTCAGGGCGAGACGTTGGAGGGTCGTCGCGGAATGGCTCGGGGAGTAAGGCTCCCCGAGCAGATCGCCAGGTTTGGCCCGCCCGCCCTGGAGAAGCGCAGTACGAGTGGGAAGAGCCCCGATTGGCCTACGCTGGACGTGGGAGCGGTGACGGGCGGCAGATCAGCGCGGGGCCAGAGCAAGCCGGGGCGTCAGTCAACGCTCGCGGCAACGGGGCAGAGGGGGACGCTCAACTCCCGGTGGGTGGCGCAGCTCATGGGCTACCCGAGCGACTGGCTCGACGTTGGAACCGAGAGGCTCTCAAAGCTCTGGGCAACAGCGTGGTCCCGCAAGTCGTCGCGACCATCGGGCGGGCGATCTTGAGCGTGGAGAACTGTGTGGAAGCAGGGAGTGCCGGTCCCCTGTCTGAAGCGAGGTCCGAATTAGAGAGCGGGCCTCGCAGCCGGCGTCGTGGAGGGAAGCCTTGATCAAGATGCTCTTCGGGGTTGAAACCAGGCATCGGCGTCCAGGTCGGCTTCGGTGGCAGCCGTGGCGGATCAACGTCTACGACAACGTCACCGACTGCATCAAGTGGGCGCGTCTGAAGGCGAAGCGGGAGCAGGAGGGTCCGGGGTCTGCCGGGTGGGAGTTTCAGGCTCGCGTGGTGGCCTTTGACCGGAGGAAGCGATGAGTGAGTTCAGCTGGTTGGAGCAGATGCTGGGGATGCACGGCGGGAGCAGCGAGGATGTCCGGCGACAGCGGGATCTGTGGGCGCGTCAGCAGCAGCAGTCGATGCCGATGCCCTTCGCGTATGACCAAGCTCGAGCTCAGCGGAACTACGCTGACGCCTTGCGGGGGGTGGGCGGCTTTGCCGGCTCGTTCGGACTGCCCGTCCCCGACGGCTACGCGGAGTACCTTCGGCAGGGGGCCAAGGGCCTGGTCCCTGATCCTGAGCCTGCAGCTGTCCCTGAGACGCACGGCGAGATAGAGGTCGCGCAGAGCCTGATGGACGACGGGGGGCAGCCTCTCCTTGAGGAGTGGGAGCTCGTCTTCCTTCCGGTGAAGCCTGAGCGCCGGGCCACCCTCTCTGGCGGGTTCTCTGGGTGGGACGTTGTCTTCCTTCTGGCCCTCGGTGCTGCATGGATGATCGCGGGACTCTTGTGGCTGTGAAGCCTCTACGGGCTCATGATTGCATCGATTTGAAGAGGGCCCCTTGCCTCTGCTTCGATCTCTACAAGGACCGCATCGAGGCAGCGGAGGCCTTGGTTGAGAGTATTTCGGTAGGAACCCCAGGCTTTTCTTTGGCTCGGCATGTGAGCAGTCTTCTCCGGGGGGAAGAATGAGCGACAACGCGAAGTTGCGGAGGCGCTTTGCTGCCCAGACCGCCATCGGGGCCGATAGGTCCAAGGCGGAGATCGAGCGCCTTCTCGAGCGGTACGGGGCTAGCAAGTTCATGTCCGGGTGGGGCGATGGGCAGGCCTTTCTGGGTTTCCAGTGCCACGGGAAGATGGTGAAGTTTGTCCTTCCGCTACCGGACTCGAATGACGAGGAGTTCAACCTCACCCCGACCGGTCGGCGGCGGCGAAGCGGGCCAAACCAGGCCTTCGAGCAGGAGGTTCGGCGTCGCTGGCGGGCGCTCGCCCTCGTCATCAAGGCCAAACTTGAGGCCGTCTCCACCGACATCACGTCTTTCGAGTCGGAGTTCCTGGCGCACATCGTCATGCCCGACGGGAAGACGGTGGGGGAGCACGTCGTCCCCGGCATCGAGCAGGCCTACCAGGGCAAGAAGGTCGTGCTCCTTCCTGCGTTTTCTGGGGCTGGACGATGAGGGATCGCGAATGAGCCTGACAGTGAACCAGAAGGAGAGCCTGAAGTGGCTCTCCCAGATTGCGGGTGCTGACTCCTCCATCGCGGCGGTCGCGGAAGAGATCGAGCATCTCGAGGGGCACCTCGAGGCTTCACGCAAGCGAGCCGATGTTGAGCGGGATCAGTGTCGGACACTCGAGGCGCAGTGCCAGCGGCTCGAGGTCGAGCTCGAGGGGGCGGAAGAGCGAGCCCGCCTGTTGCTCGAGGCGAAGGACCGTTGGGCTGACCGGGCGCAGAAGGCCGAGGAGGATGCTCTTGTTCAGCTGGCCCGCATTAAGGCTCTGGAGGCTGATCTGTCGGCGCTTGAGCTCGAGGTCGAAGCCATAGGGGAGAAGCCTGATGCCTGAGAAGACCGAGAAAGAGTACGGCACCTCGTACAACCTCGCTGAGGCCAAGATGGTCCTCGATATGTTCGGTGACGAGTTCAGCCAGTACGAGCGGAAGCTTTTCGCCTGGCTGATTGTGGAGGTCGAGACACTCACGGCGGCGAACGCCGACTGGGAGAAGCGGGACGCTGAGCGAGACAAGGGCCTCAGCGTGGCCGATGTGCATCGTTCGAGTGAGCCTCTGCTCAGACCCCAGTCCATCGAGGATCGTCTGCCCCAGGGGGACGGCACCGTCTTTGGGAAGCCGATCATGGGGCGGTCCAGCCTGGACGATCCCGAGCTCATGGCCGCCGTGGACGAGGAGAACGCCAAGGACGCTGCCAAGCAGGCCACCCGCGATGCTGAGGAGGTAGCCGGTGAGTGAGAAGTTCAAGGATCTACTGAGCGTAGATCCCGCCGTGGCAGATGTCGAAGAGGTCGCCGAGATGATCCGTTGCATCAAGGCGGCGCTGGCGCTGCACGTCCCCTTTGAGAAGCGGGCCAAGAGGCGTGGCAAGCGGTATTGCCATCACTGTGACCCCGACTACGACGTGGGAATGATTGAGTACCCCTGTCCCACAGTCAAGGCGCTTCGAGGTGAGAAGTGAGAAAGTGGCTAGTCAGCTTCTTGGCCGACGTGTTCGCAGAGTTTTTCCAGCGCACGGCACCTCATCACATCCCGTACTGCGATCATGGATTTATCGCCATTACCTGTGAGTGGTGTCGAATCCAGCGAGGTGAGAAGTGAGCAACGAGAAGCTGGCGAGTGAGATTGCGGACCAGACTCATGAGCTTGGAGATGGCTGCCCTGAGAGCGGCCATGTCTGCCCACTCTACAAAAAGGCTCTCTCCCTCCTCGATCGCGTTGCCGAAGACGTGGAATTGGACGCCGCGCTACAGGACAATACCGCCGAGTGGGAGCGCGTCGTGCGGGAGGTGCGGAAGTGGGCCGAGGGCGGAGTACCGGGAACCTCAGCTTGTGACGAGATCCTGGAGCGCATGGGGGTGAAGAAGTGAGCGCCCTGAAGCGGATCGAGGAGAGGCATGAGGATTGGGTGACCAAGTACGGGATCACTCACCGTCACGAAGATTTGGTTGCGAAGGCGCTATCAGGAGATGTGTTGAAGTTGGCGCGGGCGCTGAACGAGATACTCGAAACCTTTATGTCCTGCATCTGCGAAGATTGTGTGCGGTGTGACGGTAAGCGCACGCTGGAGGAAGTGGCCGGGAAGCCGGTGGGGAAGGTGGAGTGACGGACGCCCTGAAGCGGATCGAGGAGAAGCTGGCGGACCTTCGGAGGGACATAGACCGCGATCCCTATGATCCCGGACTTCCAGCAGTCGAGGGTGCCCTCGAAGACGTGGTGAAGTTGGCGCGGGCGCTAGACCACGCGCTTGAATGGTTGCGCGAGGAGGGCTGCGACTGCGGAGATGAGCCTGGGACGTGTGCTCTATGCGAGGCCGAGCGCACGCTGAAGGAGGTGGCCGGTGAGTAGCGACCACGTCGCCGTCGCAACCAGCGGAAAGACCGTCCCGCGCGATGATGAGTGCCACCAGTGCGGCGAGCCCCTGGTCTACCGGATGGAGGGCGAAGAGGTTGCCGCGTCGTTCTGCCGCAACGCGAAGTGCTCAATGTGGCTCACGGAGATTGCGGAATGAACGACCACGCCGAGACGCTGAAGAGTCTGGTGAGGGCGGTGAAGGTTTACCCGAGCGGGTTCGCCATGCCTCAGGTGAATGTTCAACTGATGCAGCGTGAGGTGGACGCCATCCGCGCCGTGCTGGAAGAGAACGAGCGGCTGCGGGATCGAGGCGAAGACTGTGATTTGTGCGGAGAGGTTCTCGGTGACGCGACTTGCGAGAAATGCGTTGGCAGGCTGGAGGCCCGTATCGAGGCGGCGCTGGCTTTGCATGCGGGGATGATGAATCCGCAAGGGCAGCGGTATTGCACGGAGTGTCAGCGTATCGGCTTTCCCTGCTCCACCGTCAAGGCCCTCCGAGGTGAGGGATGAGCGGCTCTGTCGTGAAGCCGAAGCGCAAAAGAAAGAAGGGATGGAGCAAGCGTGTCCTGCTCGAGCGGGTGGACTTCGGAGACGGGAAGCCTGTCCGTGCGTGGCTGACGATGACCGATACGGGCGTCGAGATCCAGAGGTGGCACTCATGGAAGCGATGGTGGGTGCCCCTGGACGATGCGGCCGAGGTGCTGTGTCGGAGAGCACAGGTGCGGATGTGCCAGACCTTAACGGGACGAGTGAGTCGGTGAAGAAAGGAGACGCATATGAGCGAAAGGCTGTTTACGGGCGATGGGCCGGGAGAAGCAGATGGAGCGTTGCCTGGGCAGGCTCTGAACAAACTTGGTCGTGGCTACCTGGGGGCGCAGGTCGCCAGGTCGGTGGAGGCCCCGAGCTATGTCGAGCGTCTGTACCAGCGGAAGCTCGAGATGGAGCATGAGCTCGGGAAGGTGAACGAGGCCATCAAGGCCCTCGAGGCCAACCCCGAGATCGAGAAGGTGATCCACGCGATCACCAAGGTGCAGGGGCTCTACTGATGATGGGGGCGAAGACGGACATGGAGAACCGGATCTGTCGGGCGGCCATCGAGTGGGAGAGGGCCCACGCTGAGGAGTCGACCACGGAGGTGACACCGAGGAGCCAGGACGCGGACAAGGAGCTTCTGGCGGAGGTCCACAGGTACAACGTCTACCTCGTCCAGGAGGCTCTGCCGCTGGACCCTCCCGCTGAGGAGGGAGAGTAGGCTGATCGTCCGGTGGAGGCTTCAGCCCCACCCTTGCGGGCCACGGGGTCAAGGCAGGTCGGGCGCGGACACGCCGCGCGGGGACACAGGTGGCGTTGAAAAGGAGAGAGGCAGAACTTATGGGAAAGCGTGAGATGAAGAGGCGGTTGGCGGCAGAGCAGGGTGGCGAGTGCGCTCTCACGGGAGAGTCGTTGGCGACGGACCAGTCCCTGAACGATACGGACAGGGAGCTCCCGAAGGTGGAGGGCGGCATCTACACCGACGAGAACACCAGGGTCGTTGAGCCGGTTGCTCACCAGAAGCGGCACGGTCACTACCGGCCCCGTGACCCGGAGTTTGAGTCCCTGAAGACGCTCTTCGATGATCGAGCGCAGACGATGAAGCTGGCGCTGAAGATTGGCAACCAACTGAAGGCCTACGATCGCCGGGTGGATCACAAGGAGCCGGAGGTGGAGGCCTTTCTCCAGGAGACGCTGGTCCCGGTGGAAAAGCGCCTGGGCAAGATCACTCGAGTCATCGAGAAGGCGGTCAAGGCGATGGACGATCCGCTCATCAACGCGGCCTTCAAGGTGTTGGGCCTTGGCCCGGTCACGATCGGAGCCCTGACGGTCTACGTCGACCTCGAGCGGCGCGCGTGCCTGTTGTGCAAGCGGGACATCTATCGCTGCGAGGCGATCCGTGCGATGCCAGCCAAGGACAGGCGGAAGGACGAGAAGGTCTGCGCCGGCAATGGGGAGACCATCGACGGGTGCTCTTCCCCCTCAGCTCTCTGGGCCTACGTCGGACTCGACAAGCCCTCCTATGAGCGGCACGTCAAGGGCAAGGAGGGTGGGGGGAACAAGACCCTCAGGACCATCCTCTGGAACGCTGCGAACGTGATGATGAAGCTCCGGGTGAGCGGCTACCGGCCGATCTACGATCGGATCAAGGGCAGGCTCGAGATCTCCGAGAAGATCGTCGTCTCGCGCAACACCCAGGGCAACAAGGTCGAGGTCGCGTGGAAGGACACCAAGCCTTCTCACCGCCACGGCGCGGCGCTTCGGGTGGTGATGAAACACATCTTGGTGGACTACTGGCTCGTTGGGCGTGAGCTCAAGGGTCTGCCGACCCGGACGATTTACGCCGAGGCGATGCTGGGCCACACCCATATTGAAACGCCCGCAGATCACGGCTGGCCGGCCATCAACAAGTAGAAGCTCAAGCACCGCTAGCGAGTCAAAGGAACAAAGAGCACCAGATGCGTCGAGCGAGCCAAGATTGACCAGAGTCCTAAAAGACAGGAGCGAGCTAAAAAAGGGAAGAGCCTCAACCACTCGAAGCGAGTCAATAGCGAGAAAAGTCTCGTTGCCGAGAAGCGAGTCACGGTCGGTGAGAACCCCAGTCCAGTCAAGCGAGCCAGCGTCACGGAGAGTCTCAATCCCAGGTAGCGAGCCAAGAGTGAGAAGAGTCCTCAAAGGCGGAAAGCGAGCCAAAGGCCGGAAGAGTCCCAAGTCCAGCCAAGCGAGCCACCAATGCCGAGAACTCCACGCGACGTGAGCGAGTCACCGAAGCTAAGTGTCCCAAAAACTGAGAGCGAGCCAGTGAGTATGAGAGTCTCAGTGATCGCGAGCGAGTCAACCACGACAAGAGCCCCCATCGCCCGCAAGCGAGCCACACTGAAGCAGCGTCCCATCGCTTGGAAGCGAGTCATTTCGGTTAAGAACTCCTTCAAGGCAAAACGAGCCACAAGGCTGCAGAATCCCAGCGCGGTCCAGCGAGTCAACTGCTACAAGAGCCCCAGCGGCCTCAAGCGAGCCACCCGAAGCGAGAACCCCATTGCCTGCCAGCGAGTCAGACACCCAGAGAGTCCCATGACCTCGTAGCGTGGTAGGCTGAAGGTAGATCGGAGCCCCCGATATGCCTGCCAAGAGACCCCGCCCAAAGAAGCCCACCGCCCGAAAGGGTAAAGCCCCAAAGAAGGGGCTCCTTCCCTCTCATGACCGGTTCGTCCGCGAGTACCTTGTCGATCTGAACGGGCAGAGAGCCGCAGAGAGGGCCGGGTTCGCCCCCAGGACGGCACGGATCACGGCCTCGAAGCTTCTAACATTGCCTAACGTGAAGGTAGCGGTGGAGGCCGGCAAGGCCAAACGTGCGGCCAAGACCGACATCACTCAGGAGAAGGTGCTGGGGGAGCTCACCATCCTGGCCCACTCGAACGTGGACGACTACGCGATGGATGAGAGCGGTCGCCTGGTGCCTGCTGAGGGTCGGGGCCCGGAGGTCATGCGGGCGGTGAGCTCGGTCAAGTACCGGACCAGGACCGTCGGAGCTGGCGAGAGCGCCCAGGTCGTCCGCGAGGTCGAGTTCAGGCTCTGGGACAAGCCGGGCACCCTGAAGCTCGAGGGTCGGCATGTCGGTCTCTTCCCGAACGAGGTGAAGCTCAGTGCCGGGCAGGAGACTCTCGCGGAGATCCTGAAGATGGCCCATGAGCTCAACTCCGCTCAGGGTTAGCCCGGCGGCCAGAGCTCTCCAAGGCTTGGTCAAAGCCTGGAGATCGGATCCTGTCGGTTGCGTCGAGCAGTCCTTCGGGTCAGATCCCTGGGGCAACCCTGTCCATGTCGATCCTGCCCAGCGGGAGATCCTCGAAGCCGTCAGGGACAACGACGCCACGGTGGTCAGGACGGGCCGTGGCGTGGGGAAGACGGCTTCGGCTGCCATGCTCACTCACTGGTGGCTGGCCGCCTTCTGGCCTGCCCTGGTGGTGACCTCGGCCGGATCCTGGGCCCACCTCACGGACAAGCTCTGGCCTGAGATCAGGGCCTGGGGCAAGAAGTGGAAGTTCCGCGACGCCTTCGAGTACCAGCAGCTGGGGGTGTACAGCAATGCCGACCCTGAGATCTGGAAGGCGGTCGGCGTCTCGAGCGACAAGCCGGTGAACGTCGAGGGGTTCCACAACCCGAACTTCTTGTTGCTCATCGATGAGGCCAAGGGTATGCCCGACGAGATCTTCGCGGCGCTCCTGGCCTCGCTCTCAGGCGATGAGAAGTCGGGATCCCAGAAGGTCGTGGCGCTCTCGACGCCGCCGGCAGCTGATGCCGGCTGGTACGCCAAGGCTTGCTCGAGCGATCGATGGCACACGGTCCACGTCTCCGGTCTCGACAGTCCTCGCGTCTCGAAGGAGTACGTCGAGGACATTGCGGACACGTTTGGGGAGCAGAGCGCTGAGTACCAGGCCTACGTCCTGGGCAACATCCCTGAGGGGATCACCGGCCAACTGATCCGGGCGTCCTGGGTGAAGAAGGCCCAGACGTGGAAGAAGAAGGACCGACGCTACCCGGTTGTGACGTGCGACGTGGCTCGGGGTGGTGAAGACCTCTGCGTGATCGGAGTCATCGAGCATGGGCTCTTCAACCTGGCCTTCGATGAGGATCGCGGGAAGTGGAGCTGGTGGGCCACGTCGGATCTCATGGAGGTGGTCAAGAACATTGGTCGAGCGGTGCTGAAGCACAAGGCTCGGGCGGTCTGCGTCGATGACACTGGGCTCGGTGGTGGTGTCACCGACAGGTTGCGCGAGCTCCAGAGCGAGGGAGGCTTCCCGGCCAACTGCACGATCTGGCCGGTCAACTTCGGTGCGGCCCCCAGGAGGCCTGATCGGTTCTTCCTCCGCAAGGACGAGATCTGGTGGAGTGCGCGCGAGGCTCTTCGTGCTGACAAGATCGGCCTTCCCACCGATGAGACGATTCAGTCGTGGCGTCTTCCTCGAGGCTCAGACTTCAAGGCGCAGCTGCTGGCGGTCATCTTCGAGAGCGACATGCGCGAGCGGGTTCGGGTCTTCGACAAGCGAGTGACGGGCAAGGAGGTCACGAAGGCGCTGCCTATCAAGAGTCCTGACTTGGCACACGCTCTCATTTTGGGGATAGACTATTACCAGAGGCAGGAGGAGCTTCCGGTGCCGACTGAGCCGCCCAAGACGCAGGAGGAGGCCCTTGCGAGGGTCTTGCAGCAGAGCGTTGCGGATCTCATGAAGACTAAGGTCGCTCGCACCCCATTCCAGAGGTGACCGTGTGAAACCAGAGCAGTTGGTTCAGGCGCAGTTCGACGCGGCCAGGGTCGAATGGGGCAAGGAGAAGGCGGTCTTTCAGGCGGAGATCCTCTCGTTGACAGAGAGGGTGGTCGGCAAGGCCATCAAGGCCACGCTGCCCGTGCTGAGGAAGGCCACGGAGGTGGTGAAGGCTGTGGCCCCTGCCCCTTCGCCGGATCCGTCAAAGTCCAAGGCTGCGAAGAAGACGGCGAAGAAGGCCCCGAGAAAGCGATGAAGCATCTGCCGCTCAAGGAGATGCGTTTCTGGTCGCAGTGGATCGATGCTGCCAAAAGGAGAGGCACTTCCCTGAAGGACATCGAGGGCATGGTTCAGATGTTCTTGGATCAGGAGTACAAGCACTTTCCCTACGGCAGCACGACTCGTTCGTGCGTCCTCGCCACGGCGTGGGGGTTCTGATGGGCAAGGCTGCGACTGACAAGGAGATCACCTGGATGGTGCTGGGGGCGTGCGTTGCAACGATCGCCCTTCTTCTTCTGGCGGGGCTCTGATGGGACTTTTCAGTAGCGGCGAAGACCCCAGGGACACGCTGATCTCCACCCTGTTGAGCGAGCGCGACTACCTTCGGGCCAAGGTGGATGAGCTTCAGAAGGAGCTCCTGGCGATGACCTCCTCGAGTGCGTATCGGCTGGTGCATCGTGACCAGGCCGAGCCTGAGCCAGTCGAACCGGTTCTCAGTCCGATGCAGCTCCGAGACGCAGATCCTGTGAAGCCTGAGCAGACTGCGGACGAGATCAAGGCTTCGTGGGGTGATTCGTGAGTACCTCGATCGCAACGTTCGGCGGTCGTCAGACTGACGGCCTGAAGCCTCCAGGGCAGGAGAAGGACGAGACGAAGCTGGTCGAGTACGTCAAGCAGAGGGCGTATCGATCGAGTCCTCTCTACGCCGAGGATTTCTCGGTGGCCCGCAAGGCAGAGCTCTACGATCAGAACGAGCAGTGGCTGCGTCGGGCTCACACCACCCGCGACTCGAGGTATCCCACGCAGTGGGTGCGGATCGATACGAACACGAACGATCCGAACTCGATCCCCCTGCCGGTCTACAACGAGATGGTGCGGCTCAGGGAGAACGAGAGCGCCCGTCTGGGCCGGCCCGAGTACAAGCCGAAGGTCAACCCGAAGGGCGAGAACCCCGGCATCACTGAGAAGGAAGGCGCGAAGGGCGCGGAGCGAGCCTTGCAGAGCCGGATGAAGGCGATGCCCTGGGACCAGGTGCAGGAGCAGCTGGTCTATAACATGCCGTTGTACGGCGGAGCCTGGGTCGAGAGTCGTTGGGAACAGACTTGGATGGACACCATCCGGGTGCCGGCGAAGTCGGTCGCCTGCTCGAGGAACCCTGCGGCTCAGCAGCAACCCGGTGAGCAGGGCACCATCAAGGGGATCGATCCCAAGGAGCCGATTCCTCCGCATCAGGCCCCACCGACTGCTCAGCCGGTGGAGCCTGGGCAGGCCCAGGTCGGCGCGGATGCTCCGAACATGCCGCCGTCCACAGGGGCCCTCGACGCCGGCCTTCCAGGTCCGGACAGCAGTGGCGGCATCGAGCAGGCGATGATGCAGGCCGGCGGTGGCGTGCCGGGCATGGGCCAGGAGTCGATGGGGATGGCCGGCATCATGCCGCAGGGTCAGCCTCCTTGCCCCTACGTTGACACCGAGGAGAACGCGAAGAAGTCGGGTGCGTTCCAGGACGGGACGTGTCCTCTCTGTGGCTCTCCGACCGTTCCGTACCAGCCCACGCAGCAGGAGGCGATCGGCCCACTCGGGAAGGACTGGCCGAAGGGCGACTGGATAGTCAGCATCGTTTGGCCCTACGGCGTCTTCCCCAGGGACGCCGGCATCGGCGTGGATCGCTCCGACGTGGACGAGTGGGTGAAGGTCGAGATCAAGACCATCGATTGGGTGGCTGAGCGATACCCCGACAAGGTTCGAGATCTGGAGACGGGAGACCTGAAGATCTATCCGCAGCATCCGACGACGCTCATGGTCGAGAACCCCACCTTCGGTGCTCCGGTTGTCTTCCAGGCGGGGCAGCATACGGGTGCGTTCAAGAACCACGTCCTCGTCTACGAGTACAACCGGAAGCCCTGGCTGGAGTGGAACCACGAACTCAAGAAGTACACACGGAACCGTGGACGCCACACCGTCGTGGTGCAGGATCGCGTGTGTGTCGATTCGGACTACGAGATCGAGAGCATCAACCAGCCTGGTCGTTGGATCCCTCGGGTGCGATTGGAGTTCATCCACTGGGAGCCGATGGAGGGCGGTCGGCGCTCGACGGTCGGGCAGAGTCTTTGGGGGCGTCTCTTCGACGCGCAGGACGGCATCAACGAGCGCATGGCCCAGATTCGCGCGGTCAACCAGCGCGGGGCCTTGCCCTGGTACATCCAGGCTCGAGGGCGCAACTTCGAGACGCGAACAGCGGACGCGGCCATACCGTTTCGCCGAGTGCTGTGTGACATCGACCCGACGGACAAGAATCCTCCGCTCACGCTCATGCAGAACACCACGATCGACTCCGGAGTGTACGCGGAGCTCGAGGTGGGGCGTGACTTCGCTCAGCGGGTGTCCGGCCAAGTCGAGGTGGAGCGAGGGCAGGTTCCTCCGGGTGTGGCAGCTGCGACCGCGATCGCGTACCTGAAGACCGAGTCGGGCGAGACGCGCCGGCCTCGCATCTTGCGGATCCGGGCTGGCCTGGTGCGAGCCTGGCAGCACGGTGTCGACCTCATGGCTGGGCTCTACATCGAGCCTCGCGAGTACTCCTACGAGGACGAGTTCTCGGAGGAGCGGTGGGCGTTCATCCACGGCGAGATCATTGCTTCGTCCAAGCCGAAGGTGGACATCTACCCGACTCCCGACTACGACGAGACGGATCGTCAGCGCGAGTCGATCAGGGACATGGTGCAGCTCGGGATCCTCAACCCGACCCAGACGCCACAGATCAACCGGAAGATCGTGAAGACGCTCGATGCAACGCTCGACTTCTTCGTGGACGACGACTACCAGGAGGAGCAGGCGCAGCGAGAGTGGCGCGACTTCAAGGACTACGGTCGAGTGCCGGTCATCGATCCGTCGCTGGACGATCCGATGACGCACTTCCAGGAGCACGGTCGAGAGTGCTTCGGGGCATGGTTCCGTGGCGAGGAGTCCAACGCCGGCTGGGACGAGGTTCTCGGGTTCCTCGGAGCGGACTGGGACGACGCCCTGACGCAACTGTCCTGGGCTCGCCCGCCGGGGACATCGCTCCAGAACCTGGTGCTGAACTTCTGGCAGCTACGGATCCAGACGGCGATGCAGTCGGGGATGTACCGGGGTCCGCAGGATCCCAAGGCTCTCCAGAACGTGCTGCAGTGGCGAGCTCACATGGAGTCGCACAAGCTGCTCTTCCTGCTCCAGGCCGCGAAGCAGCAGGCTCCTCCCACCGCTCCGGGTCAGGGCTCGAGCCCTGATGCTGTGTCGGAGGAGGGTGGCGGTGCGCCGGCTGACGGTGGTGCTATGCCGCTGGGCGCGGGGGCTCCGGTATGAGCGCCCAGGCCCATGGAAGGATGTGCGAGCACAACACAGTGGGGTTCTGCCCCCAGTGTGCGGAGTGGATGATGGCTCCGAACCCCATCCCCTTAGCGGGCCCGAGGGTCGTGTTCCACGGTCCGCAGTTCAGCCCAGGGTTCGAGATCAGCACGCCGACGCCGGTCCAGAAGGGCTGGCTCTGCCCTCGATGCGAGACAGTGAACGCGCCGTGGATGCCGAAGTGCGACTGCAAGGAGGCGACGAGTGGCGGCGACCTCAACAAGCAACTTCAGCGGCAGTCTGACGCCGACGTTCTCGAGGGGAAGTAGGGTGCCCTATGCTCCTGCGTTCGAGCGGGCCCTCAGGGGTCGAGCTCACGGCTGGAGTCCGAGGAAGGGAAGCATCGCCAGGATTTCCCCGACGAAGGCGAAGCGGATGCTGGGCGAAGCTGATCGCACCAGGCAAGCGAAGCACCGTGGTCAGTCGCGAGCGTTGCGCCGGATGAGTGGGGCGAATGGATGATCCTCGGCAACACGTTCTTGTACCTCGAGCCGAAGGGTATTGTCCCCGCGAAGGACCATGCCCAGTGTCGCGGGTGCATGATGTGGACCGGTCCGGAGCACGAAACCTGCACGGCCCACGATCCGAAGACTCAGGGGAAGTTTGTGGGAGACGGATCCTGCGGCGGGTACGCCGAAGGTCATCCGATGCCGAAGATGGCCGGCAAAGAGATGGGCTCCTGGACGAAGGAGGAGTCTGGCTACGTCGTCCGCGAGGTGCGTTGCGAGAACTGCAAGCACTTCGAGAAGAAGGACGACCACTGTCACTTCTTCATGATGCTGAACAAGCTCAACGGATTCGATATCAGGGAGAAGGTCAAGCCCAAGGCGTGCTGCAATGCCCAGGAGACGGGCACGCGCGACCCGAAGGTGGCGACTCCGAAGGCCGTGAAGGAGCCTCAGCCACCGATGGCTGCTCGGCGTCGAGGTCAAAAGCAGGCCGCAAAGGCCTTGGGAGGGTAGTATGGCGATGCATGAGGCGAAGCACCGAGGTCGGAAGCGAGCTGCGGCTAAGGTCAAGATCGAGACAGAGGTCGAGGGTGTCGGTGGCCCTTCGATGGGCAACTGGAAGGCTGAGCAGAAGAAGCGTCTCATCGGACACATCGCAGCTCTCGAGAAGGAGCTCAAGGGTTTCGATCCGCAGGCTGCGGCCGAGAAGGTGCGATCGAGTCTGGACTTGGAGCTTCGGCGCAAGAAGCTTGATCTCGAGCGGAACGCGCTCGAGGATCTGTAGGAGAAAGAGCGATGGCTGACGACTTCAGGACCATAGGAACGGGCAGGGCGGGCGAGGTCAAGTCCGTGACTGGCTCCGAGGCCGGCAAGACGGCGAAGTACGATCGGATGGCCGCCAGGACTGAGGAGCAGCGGTTCAAGCAAGCCCAGGGCGTCGGCGGTCTCGGCAATGCGGGCAAGGCCTCCGGGTCGGCGTTCCAGCAGCGGCTCAAGGCGCACATGAAGAAGTGGCGTGCTGCGCGCAAGAAGGCCGCAGCGGCGAAGGCCGCGAAGAAGTCGGGACAGAAGTCGGCGGCGAGCAAGCTGCCGAAACCGACTGCTGCCCTCGGTGCGAAGAACATGGGCAGCCAGGCAGCGGGTACGCGGGTTCCTCATCCGGTGCGGACCGGAGCGGAAGCGGCGGCTCTCAATCAACGAGCGGGCGAGGTCAACTAGGAACCCTCTAAGAACCTAGAACATACCGGAGGACAGGAACATGCCAGGACAGACAGGTAGCACCATCAATCGTCACATCGCAGACGGTGGGGTCGGGGCTCGCAAGAAGAGCACCTCTCGGCGCGACCTCGTCTACCAGTACGAGTCGTGTCAGCAAAACGTCCCGATCCTGAACGCCCTCAACTCGGGGTTCCCGACTGGGGCGACCGGCACCACGGGGCGGGTCATGTTCCCTGGCGGTGGGGTCTTGATGACCTACGCGGGTGCGGGGCAGACGTTGCTCGGTCCGACCCTCGACGTGGCCCAGGGGGCGCTCGATGTGGCCCTCGACGGTGTGGACAACGAGGGCGTGGACTACGTCTTCTCCGACGGCTACGGAGCGGGCGCTCGGCACACCAACGTCATCGGGACCAGCGCGGCGATGTTCTTCAAGATCAGCGTCACCATCGAGGACGTGAGCGGGGTGGACCAGGTGCTGTGTGGCTGGCGCAAGGCCGAGGCCTCGCAGGCCGACTTCAACGACTTCGATGAGATGGCGGCGTTCAACATCATCTCGGGCGACGTGTTCGTGGACACCATCCTGAACGGTGGAGCCACGGGGTCGGTGGACTCGGGGCTCAACTGGGCCGACGGGGAGACGAAGGTGTTCACGACCATCGTCAACGAGGTCGGTCCTCCCACGGGGACGCAGCGGTTCCTGCTCGACGGCGACAACGTCGGCGTGAATCCGTTCGTCTGGGACGCAGCCGAGGTCATCGTCCCGTTCTTCTACCCGCTTCAGGATGCGGACATCAGCCGGGTCTGGTGGAACTGGTTCGAGATCGGAGAGATCCGCAACGTCGAACGAGCCGTCTAGGGAGTGACTCATGAAAATGGCTGGACCTCCAGGAGCCAGGTACAAGGCTCACTGGAGTCAGACATCGAAGGGAGAGGAGGCGCAGATGCCAGGAAGGATGGGCGGTTACGGCCGCAGGAGCGGTCGCAGGCGTGGAGGCGGTGTAGTCGCGCCTGGTGGTCGTGGTGGTCGAAGGGCTATGGGCGGCAGAGGAGAGGTCAGCAGCCACAATCGTCCGGCGCGAAGAGGTGGTGTCGTTGCCACCGATGCTTCGGTTGCTAGCCCGAGAGTCGCTGGAAGGCGTCGCGCTCGAGGACGTGGTCAGCGTCGCGCCGCACGAAGGATGCGTGGCCGGCTCTAGCTCATTTCGCAGTCCTTTTCCGTCGGTGTCGGTCACAGCATCGTCACCGCCGGAGAGGTCGCCACTCGAGCCTGTGTCGAAGTACGGTAGACGCAAGCGGAAGTGGAGGACCGATAACGCCAAGTGGGCCGGGCAGAGGCGAGCGGTGAGGAAGTTGTCACCTCCGAAGCCGACGCCGATTCCGAAACGCTTGGACGAGAAGTAGGATCAGGAGCCCCCTGAAAGAGAGAGATCATGACTGACACGAATCACACTCCGTCGTCGGGTCTGGCTGAGGCAACGTCTGCCTTGTCGGCCGCGATGTCCGGAAATCCTCCAGCGAGCCCCGCTGGAGCTCCAACGCCGGCACCGTTGCCGCCGGCTGCACCTCCATCTGCGCCGGAACCACAGCCTGCGCCGGCACCGCCGCCGGCAGCTCCTGAGCCCGAACCCGCGCCTGTCGTCGCGTTTCCGCCGGAACCCCCGGCCGCGACTCCGGCACCTGGCAGCACACCATCCCCTGCGCCTGCTCTTCCGGTTCCCCCGGATGAGCCGGCAGGGGTCCAAGACCCGCAAGCACGACGCTACCTCGAGATGCATGGAGGCGATGTCGATGCGGCCCTGGCAAAGGCCCTGAAGGACAACAACCGGCTGGCTGAGCTCTATCGGGTGAATCCCGACGCCTTCCAGTCCGGAGGTCCGGCAGATCCTTCCCAGCTACCGCCTGACGACCCTTCTCTTTTCCAGGAACCGGATGCTCTTCCGCCTGAGTTCGATCAGGCCGAGATCGATCCGGCTGCAGTGCAGGCTGCCGTGAACGAGCGGGTGTACGCGGACCCCAATGCCTATGGTCTCATCCAGGCCTACATGGCGAACAAGGTTCAACTCGAAGGGAATGCCCAGACGGGACAGCAAGGGCTCGTCCACAAGATCCAGGAACTCGACAATCAGGTCGTCTACGAGACGCAGAAGATCGCGGATCCTGACCTGGCTGGAGACGAACTGAGGACCGGTGAGAGCGAGCAGAAGCTACTCCGGATGCAGACCCAGTTGGGACTGCTCAAGCAAGAGCAGTCTCGAATCCTCCTCGAGAATCGCGACTGGGACAATCAGTTCCGGGCGTACCGAGCGAACGTCGAGGCGGATGTGATGGGCCAGTTCGATGAGCAGGCTGAAGACGAGGCCTACACCAACTACGAGCAACAGGTCGAGGACGACGAAGAGCGGAGAGTTCTCGCTGAGTGGCCGGGTGCCCTTCAGCGAGTCATCCAGGAGCACAACATCCCCCCCCAGCAGATCGAGGACTTCTCGAACGACGCGGTGAGGGCGTACCAGGCGGCGCTCAACGACGACGAAACAGTCATTGACGACCTGTACGTTTTTCTCCAGCAAGTCGGGAGAGATCAGGCCGCACGTCTCGACCGCTACCATCGGATCCGTGCTGGACAGTACGGGACCGATGCGGCGGCTCGAGCAGCGACACCCTCGCCTCCGACGGGGCCGCCCGGAGCCGCGCCTCCTCCTGAAGCACAGTCGCCGTCTCCCGAGGAAGCAATGGCCTCTGCCACTCACTACTTGAGGCAGAGGATGCGTCCTGGAGGGTAGACGCAGAGGAAGGTAAATGGCTGCAACAAGCACTAGCAATTTCGCGGGGCTCCTGGTCGAGACGTTCTCTCGCGACCGGGTGTTCGCTCCGTTCGAGCGATCGCTCGCGAAGTTCCATTCGGGAACGCAGGATTGGGAAGACGAACCGCCGCTCGGTCGTGGCCGGACGTTTGGGATCCGCACAAAGGATGCCCACTCGACCGGTACGGTTTCCGAGGCTAGCGGGTCCACTCCCACCCTGCGACAGCCGGAAATCCTCCAGGCGAACGTCGATGCGATTCAGTGCGTCGGCGTGGCTGGTTGGACCGAACTGATGATGTCGGCAGGCCGGGGGCTCGGAAGCCTCGGTCCCGACGTGATCAGCGACCACATCGAGATGACCACCCGCAACGTGATGCAGCTGCTCAACCGCATGAGCCTGGGCCACGGCACGGCGCGTATCGCTGCTGTCCAGGACACCACGGTGGCGAGCACCACGTTCATCGCTCGGAACCCCGAGCACGTTCTTCAGTTGCGCGACAACATGACGCTCGACTTCTACAATCTGGACACCGGAGGCGCGAAGCAGGGCGCAACCGAGACCATCCAGGAGATCGACTTCGAGACGCGCACCGTGACGATCGGCAACGCGCGGTCGCTGAACGCTGGCTGGGGAGTCTACCAGGCTCTCACGTCCGCGATCTCGACCTACGGCATCGCACCGTTCGGACTCCGTGCCTGGGCCGACAACGGCGAGCTCACCTCGAGCATCGGCGGGATCACCAGGTCGGGGAACCCCGGCGTGAATGCCAACGTGCTGACGACCGCGACCGGCACCCAGCCGTACTCCGAGAAGCTCATGCGGAAGGGCATCAACCGCATCTTCTTCGCGTGTGGCATGGAGCCGGACGAGGCGTGGACGAACAAGGGGATCATCTCCGAGCACCTCAACCACCTGGTCGGTGACCGTCGATTCACCCTCAACCCCGGCGAGAACGTTCCGAAGTACCGGATCGGCTACCGGGAAGAGGAGATCGGTTTCCAAACGGGGGGCAGCTTCATCCCCTTCAAGTGTGAGGGTGACTTCGTGGACCGCGAGCTCATCTTCATCCGGAAGCCGATGTTCCGTCGGCATCAGCTCCGGGCCGTCAACTGGATCGGAGACGATTCCGGTGTGGACGGCACGGCTCGGGCAGTGCTGCTCCAGCTTCCCGCCAGTGGCGGAGGCTACGAGCTTTCCAAGATCGCGATCCTGCTCGGCATGACGAACTACGGCAACCGTATGCCGAAGTCGATCTGCCGGATCAGCAACATCGCGGACGAGGAGCTCGCGGGCGACACCGTCTAAGTACCTTTCCCCCTGAGGGGGCCTCCGGGTCTCCTCAGGGGCATTCTGGCTCGTTATAAGGCCAGGTCTGGAGCGGTCGTGGACGACGTTTTCGTCGGCAGGGCGGATGCCCCACCGATGCAACTGGATATCGAGCAGAAGGCCAGCGCCTCGGGGAGCTACGAGTACCTCGGAGAGGCTTTCTTTGTGGACGACATCATTGACCCTGGGATCGTGCGCCGGATCCGAGAGTTCGTTCCGGAGTACGTTCCGTTGCTGGTCAAGCGGCGCTATCGCACGCCAGCCGGGACGGAGATCGAGGCCATCTACCACGTCATCGGTCGCTACATCGAGAACCCGACCGAGTACTTCCAGGACAGCACGGTGAAGCTCGAGCATGTGCCGGTGGGCTTTTCGTTCGATCCGGGGAAGATTCATCCGCTTCGGACCCTATGGGCTCCGTGGGCGGGACCGAACGAGAACGGCGAGGGGAGTCCACCCGACCTCGAGTGGACGATCTCTGCGCCTCCCGGCTACGTCAAGCCGGAGGGCTGGCTGGTGGACTCGATGAGGGCGTTGCAGAAGGCCCTCGAGATGCAGATCGCCGTCGCGACGAACGAAGATGGCGAGCTCCACCAAACGAGTGCCGGGCAGCAAGACTTCACCATCGACAAGCTCAACGAGATCATCGATGCAGAGGACAGACGAGACGAGGACATCCGGAAGAAGGCGCTCGATGAGGCTCGCTATCGGATGAAGCACAATTGGAAGCAGTTCAAAGCGGCGGCCGACAAGGAAGAGTGGGGTCCAGCGCCCCTGGATGACCGCCCGCAACCATTTATGGACCTTGGAGGTAAGTCATGAGCACCGCTGCAACCATGCCGGCCATTGGGCCGGCCCTGAAGCCACCGACTCAGAACGAGATCATGAAGCTCCTTCGGGAGCGCATGCCTGGTCTCGCCATCTACAACCCGTCCGACCAGTGGGTCCGGATGCAGGTTCACGGGATCGAGCACTTCCTCCCGCCGGATCTCGGCGGGGCTGTCGTTCCTCATCCGACCTCGGGCGCGGCGACGGAGTGCGATGGCGTCTACCTGATCCGTGGACGCTTCCTCACCCAGAAGGACTCGAGCGGGAAGCTCATCGAGGGCCAGGACGCTCAGTCGGTCGTGGCCTTCGTCATCCATCGCGAGCGGTACGGGGAGATGGGCGTTGTCTGGCTCCCTGGCCGGAGCGACGAAGAGGACGAGGCGATGAAGAGCTTGGGCCGCGACAAGTGGCTCGAGTACCAGCAACTGTCCGACGACAGGGTCATCGCTCGTCGTCGCGAGTTCAAGGCCAACTGGGAGCGGAACCCTGCTCGCCAGGGCGTGCCCGTCCCGCCCCCGACGCCTGTCGAGAACTCGGCGATGGAGCGCCTGCAGGAGCGCGAGCACAAGCGCGCCTACGGGTTCGAGTGCGGCGTGGACGAGTGCCCCGGCTACGCGACCGACGACTGGACGAAGTACGCCCAGCACATGGCGGTGGCGCACAAGGTCGCCGCTCGTCGCACCACGAAGGGCATCGTGACCCTGACCAACGCGGCTGGTGACACCACCACCCTGGCTCCGATGTCGGGGACCGACGGCAAGCCTATGGACATCAAGGACGAGATCAGCGTGGATGCAGCGGGCGGTATCGCGGAAGCTCGCGATGCGTTCGAGGCCAAGGCCCCGAAGGCGGCCGTGAAGCGCGGCAAGAAGAAGGGCGGATGACATGACTGAGGGCGAGCTCGTTGACGCAGGGCTCCAGTACTACCTGAATCAGGGCTCGTCCTCGGTGGTCAGGGATACCGACCAGCGAAGGAAGGCGTGGTTCTACACCACGAAGGTCGCGAAGCGTCTCTGGGATTCGGCTCCGTACTGGTTCCGCAAGGGAGACGGAGTCATCACGTTGTCGAGCGGCATCGGCACCATGCCGGGCGACTTCTCGAGGATGGGGACCACCGGTCAGGTCTACCTGAAGGACCAACTCTACCGGCCCCTGTCGTACAAGGCTCCGGACTGGATGAAGTTCCAGATCTCGCAGTCTCCTCAGCTGGGGACTCCCTGGGCCTACACCCTCTACTCCTCGACTCCGTCGATCGCCGCTCAGGGACTCCAGGAGATCATCTGCTGGCCCCAGGACAACTCTCCGCTCGACGTGTTTGCCTACGACAAGAAGTCAACCGAGCTCATCGATCATCCGCTGGCTCCGTTCGCGACGTTGAATGCGGTCGCCGGCAACCTGGTCGGGACCTACACCTACCTGGTGACCTTCGTCACGGCGCGAGGGGAGACTGAGGGCGGGTTCATCTCGAATGCGGTGACTGCGGCCTCGCAGAGGATTGCCCTCTCCGCGATCCCGACGTTCTTCGGTCGGACGGTCACCTCGAGGAACCTCTACAGGACTACCGGAGCTGACCCGACGCAGCACCTTCTGCTTGGGGCCCTGGCCGACAACTTCACCACCACCTTCGCCGACAACGTTGTGGACGGGTCTCTCGGGGCAGCCTCTCCGGGTGTAGTCGGTGCGGTGTCGGGCCTCGAGCTCTTCCCCGAGCAGTTCCATGAGTCGGCCCTCTTCGATGGTCTCCAGTACCTTCTGGCCCAGGGTCAGGGGGACAACCGCGACGATCAGTTTTACCTGCAGTGGAACCGAGCTGTGCAGCGGCAATGGGAGGAGATCCAGCAGGGTCAGAACCAGATCAACGCATTCCCGCCGTTCCCAGGGAACGCGGGCGGTCATTCCGTCTGGAGTCGTTGGTCGCCACCCGCGTAGGAGAAAGCCATGTTTCAAGAGAGCAAGCAGTACTACCGAAGCTACGACGTGGGAACCGTTGGTGCGAACTATTCCTACGGTCGTCTCGGGTCGCCCTCGGGGCATCCCGTCCAGGGGCGGAACTTCATCGACAGCACAGGTGCCGTGACCCAGATCGATGCAGTGGATGGGACGCCGTTCGACCCGGTCAACGTCGGGGACATCCTCACTGTCTTCTTCCCTCGGCCGGATGGGAAGGTCGAGCGCATGGTCACGGTGAAGACCTCGGGGATCGACATCGACGTGGACAGCGCCTTGGACCTGAGCTCGCCAGCCGGCGGGTTTGCGTTCATGTTCATGCCGTTCAAGAACGGGACCGGGGTGGGCAACGGCTGGCACCACGTCGAGGCCTGGTCTGCGATCACGGTCCATGCGCGACTCGAGACTCTCGCTTCGGCCAGTGTCGACCTGATCGTTGAGGGCAACGGCGGGCAGTTCTCCGGCCCGACGGTACTGGTCGCGGCGACGAACATCGCTGCGGTCGGGACTGTCTCCATCAACGTGGACAAGGTCGCCACCTACATGCGCGTGGGCCTCAAGGCGAACACGCCGGCAGCTGGCGACGTGATCAACGTCTGGGCCACGGGCGAGATGCTCCAGGCCAAGTAGGGGAAATCCGATGCCCGTTCTCAGGAGTCGGACCCCGACAGGAGGCGCGCTCTTCGGGTCGAATCTCAGGAAGCGTGTCTCTGGGTCGGAGGTGTCTGCGTATCTGCCGATCACTCCGTTCGATCCGCTTGCCAGCCTCGAGCACTACTGGACGATGTCCGAGGCGACTGGGGCTACGCGAGTGGATTCGGTTGGCTCGAACGATGTCCTGGTCAGCACTGGACCTGCGACACAGGTTGCGGGCCACTTGGGCAACGCATCCCAGGACTTCATCTTCGACATGACCTCAGGGCTCACGGTGGGCGCGGCAGGTTACACGTTCGGGTGGTGGGAGGAGGCGCAGAATGCTGGCGCGCCTACTGTCGTTGGAATCTGGTCTCTCGGAGGAGAGGGCTTCGGCTTGATCTCCGCCAGTCCTGGCATGAGCAACATCCAAGTGAGCATCACGGGGCGACCGAGCGGAGGCGGCAATTCGGTCATTCAGAACCTTCCGGTTGCTCCCGAGGCGTGGCACTTCATATGCATCGTCGTGGACTCTGCTGGAGTGACGAGCTACGGGGGGGATGACACGGGGGCGGCGCTCACGGTCGTTACGAACGCCTTTGCCGGAGGAGACAGCTTCGTTGCTCCTGGAGCATTCAACATGGATCACTCCCAGCCGGGAGTGATCCTGGACGACATGTTCCAGTACTCGGTCCCCCTGAGTGCTGCGAACGTGGCGGCCCTCTACAACGGTGGGGCCGGGGTGGCGATCTTCTAGGAGGCATCGATGAGAGAACTGCGGGAAGCGCCGCCGTCACCACCGAGGTATCGAGCAGGGGAGTCGGGAGACTACTCCAGTGCGCGGATCAACGGACGGTCTAGGCCAGCGGATTCGCTCACGAAGTGGGCGGTCAAGATCGGCCTGGGGCTCATGGTCCTTGCATTCACGGGGCTCGTCGGCTGGGCCTTTACCGCCATCGACGAGAAGGCCACCAAGGGCGTCGAGGCCAAGAGCGAGAACGTGGTCCTGAGGCTGGAGCAGGGCCACATCAAAGAGGACGTGAAGGATCTGAAGGACGGCCAGAAGACCATCACGAAGGGAATGCAGACGATCCTCCGGACGCTCTATACGTTGCCGTCCGACAGGCGGCAGAACCCGATGCCGGTCCTGGAAGTGCCGGGTGAGGAAGACGACTGATGCCCAGGAACTTTACTGCCACCGAGGTCTACGGTCTCGACAAAAAACTCGTCCTCATGTTGGACGACGCTCGCGACCTGGCGAAGACCTCGTTCGTGATCACCTCCGGATATCGGAACGGAGATCCGAAGGCGCACGGGCTCGGGAAAGCGGTGGACCTTCGGTGCAAGACCTCGAACAAGCGGATGCGGATGGTGAAGGCGCTACTCGAGGTGGGGTTCAAGCGGATCGGCGTGTACAACTCCCATCTTCACGCCGACATCGCGAAAGCGCTCGAGGGCGAGAAGCGTTACCCGCAGCGCGTCATGTGGTGGGGCAAGAGCAAGTAGATGCCAGGCGCGAAGCAGGCCGAGCGTGGGATAAAGAGTCCATACTCTGCTCGCTACCGAGTGGACATCGGGCCGTGCTCTGGGCTCGACCTGAGCCACGACTCGGCAACCCTCACCGAGACGGCGCTTCGCCAGGCGATCAACGTGCGTGTCCATGACGGGATCGTCGTGTCCAGGGGAGGGCAGAGCGCCCCGACGACCACTGCCGGCGACGGATGCATCCAGGGGCTCATCGACATCGACGTAGCTGGGACACGGGCGGTGCTGGCGACGAATGAGAGCCTCGTAGGCGGCAACACCAGATCTCAGGTGGAGTTCTTCGATGAGAACCTGGCATCCGGAAGCCGGATCATCAAGATCAATCAGGCCACCGAGGTTCAGGCCCATCCCAACGAAGGCTCGAGGCAGGGGCAGGACTACGAGATCACCTTCCCCAGGCATGCCTACCTCTGGTGGAACGGCGACATCGTCTTCCAGAACGAGGTGGACGACACGCTCCACAGGATCATCCTCCCAGAGCCGGGAGAGGACATCGACGCAGAGGAGCTCCAGACCGAAGAACTCCTCACGCTTCAAGTGGAGGGCGAGCTCGCGGCGTTCGAGGTGTCCTCGATGATCACGATGCCCCAGGCGGGGAACGTGAACGCTGCCGAGCCCATCTACTTCGGGACGATGGCTGGCGGCGTCGTCGGATACGCGAACGGTCAGATGGCTCGGCTCCAGGCCGACGGCACCTTCTCGAGCAGGGTGATCCTCTTCCAGTACAACAACCAGCTGTTCGCCTGCGGCACGCATGAACTTCGGTATCAGTCGGGCGGGTGGACGCAGGGCGGGAGCGTCCTGAGCACGGCCTGGACCGACATTCCGTTCCCTGTCGCCGGATCCAGACCGACAGCATTCAACCCGCAGGCCGGAATCGAATGGCGCGGGTTCGGCTACATCGGCGGCTTCGACGGAGATGGGTCCGGGGTTGACTCAGGCTGGATCATGAGGCTCTCTGGAAACGGCTCTGGGACACCTGTTCTGACGGCTCATCTCAACGCTTTCGGTGGGGCCCTTGATCACCTGAAGTCGGTAGATACCTTCGGCATCGGTCGAAGCGACACCCTCTATGTTGGTTTCCGGTACGACTCCGTTGCCTCGGACTTCGGCGTCTTCGGCACTTTCAATGGAACGTCTCTCACGCAACTTGTCTCTCTCGGTGAGACGGAGGGCACCGTTCCGGCGATCCAGGGCACGCAGGACAAGGTCTACTTCTCTGGCTGGAGCTCAGACGATGAGAGTGGGATCTACGCCTGGGACGGGTCCACCGAAACGGTGGTTGCCAGTCTCGGGTTCGGCGGTACGCCATCCTGGTGGGACATGGTGCTCTTCTAATGGCCCAGCTCTACACGGCCTACCAGAGCACGACCGGCAAGGCCAACGTCTACGAGAAGGACGACGCGGGTGTGCGAACGAATCCCGTCCTCAACTCCGTGGCAATGGATCGACGTACGGTCCCCCTTCCGTACCGGAGGAGCGTATATCTCATCGGTACGTTCTCTCGTCCGTTGGTGCGGGATCGGTTCGGGGCCTACCACAAGGCCGGTATCCGTGCGCCGCTCACGAAGCCGACCATCGTGGACGGGAGCGGGACAGGAGGGTCCGAGGGCATCGCCATCGCCTACCAGACGTTCGTCATGAAGACCAACAACGTCTGGATCGCGGAGTCGAATCCGGGTCCGGCGAGTGCTTCCCTCAATATGGCTGCGACGGGACGGCTCTGGGACAGTCTCGACTGGACTCCCGCCGACCCGCACGTCACTCACGCTCGAGGGTACGTCTCTGTGGACGGGTCGTTTCCGGCCCTGGCCTGGGAGAAGCCGATCGCAGCGTCGGGGGACACGGTCGAAGAGAACGTGAGCACCTCGGCGCTCGGGGTCACGCTTCCCGTGCGGAAGGGTCTCGACCAGCAGTTCAGCCTGGACCCGTTCGCTCGAGGCATCCCTCCCTACACGAAATACGCGGAGGAGTACAAGGACACTTTCTTCTACGCGGGCGACCCGATCCATCCAGAGCGGATCTATTACTCGAAGGTCTTTGAGCCGGAGTCGGTGAACTCCACACCGGTCACGACGAACGGACGCACTGACAAGCCCTGGCTCGAGACGGTGGACGGCACTCCTGTCACCGGGATCCAGAGAGTCGGGGACGAGCTCATCGTTGGGACCTTCCGAAGCATCGAGCGCATCCAGGGCTACTCCTACGGCGACTACGCCATTCACCAGATCTCGAACTACTGGGGTGTCGTCTCGCACTTCTCGATGCGGCGCTGCGGCGCGCAGGACTCGCTCTTCTTCCTTGCGCCGCAGGGGCCGACCATCTACAACGCTGGGAGCTTCCAGTTCATCGGGAGACCGCTTCAGTCCTGGTGGCATGACTGGTTCCGGGCGAACCCTGTGCTGGCGCAAGATGCGTTCGGCGTCGAGGACAGGTACTGGGAGACGTACAACCTACTGCTCCCCCAGGCCGACGGGTCGAGCCTTTGGCTGGTGGTGGACTTCAACTCGGCAGAGGCTGGGCGTGCGATCTGGGTCTTCGACTACCGGACACGGAAGGACTGGGTGAGCGCCGAGATGGCGGTGGACTCGAGCGCCTCCTACTACGAGCGGTACACGGGCTCCTGCGACGGCAACGTGCGGCAGGAGAACGTGCTGACGGACGCCGATGACGACGGCGACACCTACCAGAAGAAGCTCACCGTCCAGACCCCTCATCGCTACATGGGCGACCAGGGGGGAGACGAGGCGCATGGGTACACGTTTCATCCGCTCGACGTGTTCCTCAGGCATGAGACGAACGTGGCGACCATCTCGCTGTGGGCCGGGGAGGACAACGCTCCTCCTGAGGCCAGTACGGTGAACGGGATCAGCCAGCAGCGAGCGGCGGAACCTCACTGGACGTACGCGGCTCCAGCGACTCAGGTTGCGAGCGACCAGAGGCCGCGCGTGCCGAGAACCTCGGAGCACTTCTCCCAGGTTGAGGTGTCGGGCAAGGGCATCACTGCGACGATAGAGATCACTGCTCCTCTTTTGGTAGAGTATCGAGGGTGGAGAGTCGAGTACAGGGAAGGGCCTGCTTCAAAGCAGCCCTTTAAGGTGTAGCTATGGGAATGGGCGGAATGATCACGGGCGGCGGCGCTTTCCGAGGTGGTGGAGGCGGGCGACGAGGACGACGTTCCCGAAGGACTCCTCCGGTCTCACGGGATCCACGTTTCGAGAAGAATCCTGCTGCATCGAACGGGAAGACCTACACGACCGCCTCGGGCAAGCAGGCGACCGTCAATCCCTACAGGCGCGCTCCGGGCTACCAACAGGTCCCCAGCAGAATGGGCTCCCAGCTCGGCTCCCCTGGTCGCGGATCAGGCTTCGGGGGCGGCGGCTTCGGGGGCGGCTTCGGCGGAGGTGGCTTCGGCGGCGGCGGTCGCGGAGGAGT